CAGTAACCAGGGATGTTGATCTGAGTGAAACTGCCCCAATTGTGTGGGGACTGGACATTGCCAGGTTTGGGTCTGATAAATCTGCACTCTGCAAACGCCAAGGCAATCATGTCATAGAACCGATCAAGTCCTGGGCCAAGTTAGACACAATGGCACTGACAGGCGCAGTGCATGCAGAATACATTAAAGCGCAGCAGGAGGGGAAGGTTCCCCATGAGATAATGGCAGATTCAATCGGAGTGGGTGCCGGGGCATGTGATCGAATGCGTGAATTGGACATGCCTGCCATTGATGTGAATACTGGTGAAAGTGCCTCTGTTACTGGTCAGTATAAAAACTTGAGAGCAGAACTATGGCACAAAGCCAAAGAGTGGTTTGAGCAACTGAACTGCAGAATACCCAGAGATGAGAGGTTGATGTTTGAATTGTGCTCACCCAGATACACCTATGAATCTTCAGGTAAGATCAGGATGGAGACAAAAGCCGAAATGAAGAAACGCATTGGACATAAGGGCTCACCAGATTTTGCTGACAGTTTCGTTTTAACTTTTGCAGGAACGTCTGCAATCATGTCTGGTGCCACCGGAGGATGGTCTAAAGCTCTTCACCGGAACCTCCCGAATCTTTACTAAACCTCAGTAGCACCTGTTTCACCCTAATTTAATGATATAATAGAAAAAGGCAGCTACGTCGAACTATGTCTAATAGTTAAATAACCCCACTGAGAGAGATCTGAGAGTCCCAAATGGCTGAATATTCCCAAGAATTAGAAGAATTACCCCGATTTGACACTGATGCAGAATCCGGTTATGTGGATGATGCAGAAGAAGTGGAGTCTGTACCAGAAGAAATGGATGAAGAAGAGTTTGAGGGTTATGTGTCCCGGATGCTGGAAGATTCAATCCAATACTGCGATGAATTATCAACTGACAGAGTAACTGCATCCAAGTATTATTCCGGTCACCTTCCTGAACAGGATGATGAGGGCAGGTCTGGTGCGACTAGCTACGATACCAGGGATACTGTGAACGCAATCCTACCTGCACTGATGAGAGTTTTTTTTGGTGCGAACAAGATCATGCAATTCAATCCAAAAGGACCAGAAGATGTAGCCCAAAGCGAGCAAGTCACTGATTATATTAATAATTTGATACTCGAGAAGCAGCCCAACTTCTTTAAAACGATGATGGACTTCTTTAAAACGATGATGGCAGTGTTTAAGGACGCACTTATCAGGAGAGTGGGTGTGCTCAAATTCTGGCATGAGGAAACTGAAAAAGTCACATCTTCCAGGTTCTCAGGACTGGATGAGCAACAGGCCCAGATACTGGCAGGTGATGATGATGTTGAATCTGTTGAAATGGAACCATCTGGACAGACTGCAGAGGGTGTTCCCCTTTTCAATGTGACTCTCAAAAGAAGAATAAAGGAAGGAAACATAAAAATAGAGGCACTTCCACCTGAAGAATTTCTTATTTCCAGAACTGCAAAAAGTGTTGAAACTGCTGATATTGTAGCCCATCGGAGCTACAAAACCATCTCTGACCTGGTTGCGCTCGGATATGACCGGGATAAGATTGAAGAGCATGCAGGTACAGGAGAAAGTTTTTCAAATAATGCGGAATTCTACAATCGACATGCAGATTCTGCCACCAGGCACCAGGGAAACTTAGAACCTGCATCCCGGAAGGTGCTGTATTGCGAGGCTTATGTCAGAATTGATAAAGACCAAGATAATTTCTCAGAATTGTTACGTGTATGCACCATTGGGAATGCCCACAATGTTGTCAACGTAATGCCTGTTGACCAAGTACCTTTTGTGTGCCTAACCCCAGATCCCACCCCTCACAGTTGGGACGGTGCCTCAATCACTGATATTGTTGCTGATATTCAGAGAATTAAGTCAGCAATCTTGAGAAATGTCATGGACAGTCTGGTTATGGCAGTAAATCCACGAATGATGGTACAGGAGGGTGCCGTCAACATGAAAGATGTTCTCAATACAGAGGTGGGAGCCATTATAAGAGCCAAAAACCCAAATGCAGTCACCCAACTTTCGATGCCGTTTGTTGGTCAGGCTGCACTTCCTATTCTGGGAATGTTAGATGAAATTAAAGCCTCCCGGACCGGAATCACAAAAGTTTCCCAGGGTCTGGATGTTGAGAGCCTGACTTCAACTGCAAAAGTTGGTATTGATGCTGGAGTTAAAGCTGCACAAGCACATATTGAATTAATTGCAAGAATTTTTGCCGAAACTGGTCTAAAACCACTTTATAAAGGGGTCCTAAAACTTGTTTGTCAACATCAGGACCGGGAACAGATGGTGCGGCTCAGAAACGAATGGGTACCAATTGATCCAAGATCTTGGGATGCAGATATGGATCTTACCGTAGATATTCCACTTGGGGGGGGTAATGACATTGAAAAAATGACTTTTCTTGACACAATTGCAAAAAAGCAGGAAATGTTGCTGCAACAATACGGTCCTGATAACCCGATTGTCAACTTGAGACAATACTATCAAACTCTCTCCAAGATAGTGCAATTAGCCGGGTTCCAGGACCCATCTGTATTTTTTGGTGATCCTGCTCAGTATCAGCCACCTCAGAATCAGGCACCAAAAGAAAAAACTCCAGAGGAAGAGTATATTCAGATCCAGGGACAGAAAGTTCAAATGGATGCACAGAATGATATGGGCAAACTTGAGCTTGAAAGGGAGAAGATGATTCGTTTGGATGACAGAGAGAAGGACCGCAATGAGACTCAAGCCCAACTCTCAATCATGGACATGGAAGCAAAGTACAATACCCGGCTGGATACTGAGAAGATAAAAGCCAACCTAGAACGGAACCGGGAGGCAGGAAAGGAACGGGAAGCAATGATTAAAGCTCAGCAGCAAGCTCAAGCTCAAGCTCAAGCTCAAGCTCAGCAACAGGCACCTCCACAACCACCACAACCACCACAACCACCACAAATGCCACAAGGCCCACCAAATGCCTAAACATTATGATCAGAACAGATCAGAACTGAGACAGGGTAGACCAGATACATGGTATGACCCCATCCGGTCTTATTTTGGCACCCTTCCCCAGTGGGACACAACTCTCCCAGGAACCTCAAATGATGCTGCATTTGTAACAACTGAACTTGTCAAAGATTTTACTCCAGTTATAGGTGAATATAGATCGGGTGTCCGGTCCACCCAGGAATACAATAAAATGATGGGTCTGCTGGAGGAAGAAGATTACACCGGAGCAATATCACCTGCAATCTGGTCCCTTTTGGAGTCTGTAGATGTTGGGCTTTCCACTGCAGGGCTTTCGTTACTTGCAGCCCCAATCGACATTACAAGAGCAATTAAAAGAGGAATAAAATCTAAAAAAGGGGTAGTAAAAATAACAACCTATGGAGGAGAGGTTGCTGAAGTAAGAGAGTCTGTAGTAAAAGCATTTCAGGAAGCATCACCTGACGTTCAGAGAATGCTAAAATATTTTACTAAGGAGGAATTGGAGTTAATGCAACCTCAGACCGTTTCCAAAATGGAAGGTCTAATCCATGCAGATCCCACCACTGGTACAACAGTTGGAGACCCCAGGATTTTACCTGGAGGATCTAGATTTGATCCAAAAGAAATTGCTGCAATGGCATATGCTGGTAGAATAAAAAAGGGGTGGTATGAAAACACAAGTGTAGCAGTGAGGACTTTGTTTAAAGATGATACAGAACAGTTTGTTGCATTGCTTGCTTCAATGTCACCTCAAATATCTGTAGAAGGTAACCTAGAAAATGCCCTTAATGTTTGGGTTAGATGGGATGCAGCAGGTAGGCCCACTGATCAGAATTCAATAGTACGGATCATGGGTGACGGAGTTCAAAAGACTCCATTGGAAAACAGGGGATTGGAGGCCCTTGAGAGTCTTTGTGGGAAACTAGGCCTCCCGGTTGGGACTCAAGATGAAATGATTACATCCATTAGAGTATTCCAGGAATCATCACCCCAGAATGCAGAACTGGTACGCAGGAAGTCTGTAATGGACAACTGGGTAAATAATTCAATACGTTCACTGTCCGGTGAAAGAGGTAACCCCATTCGTTTGTCTGGTGCAAAAGTAAATTCGTTCCGGCAGAATATATTGGGGGACCCTACGGAAATTACTAATGATACTTGGCAGTCGGTTGCAGTCGGTATAACAAAGAATGTGCTTTCCGGTTCAAGACGTAAATTTACTACTGCAGGTCCCAGTAAATACGAAATTACTGAAGAACTGGAATACAAATCTCCAGGATATATTGCATCATCTGCACAGCACAGAAAGGCAGCAGAAATCCTGACCCGCAGCAAAGTAGTTGAAGGTGAATGGACAGGGGCAGAAGTTCAGGAATCCGTTTGGTCTTTTGTCAAAGCCGTGATGGAACAGAGAGGTGCGGCAGGTGAAACTCGGAAGATACCGGAAATAATAAAAGACACAAAACAACTTGATAAAATAATTGCAGATATTCCAGATTTTGCTACACTATTACATACAGGTCAATTTTCAGAAATACTAGAAGGAGCAGGTTATGGCGAAAGACTACAAGAACTTAGAAACATCCCTCAAATTAGAACCAAAGGTGCAGCAGGCGATACAAGTACTTACAGAGCAGGGGCTCTTACAAGGGCTGGTAGAGGACTTGAAAAAATCTACGGACGGAAGGGCTCCAAAAAACCCGACGATACCGCACCAGTATCCGTGGCTCGATTACGAGAATTAGGTGGACCAGAAGATGCAGCAGCAATTGAAGCAGTTATTAAGGATATCAGTGAAAGATATGGAACATTTAATAATCCAATTGATAAAACTACCGTTCAGATATATAATCTTGATCCGTTAATTGGTAATACCAAGATTGATGATTATTTAGCCAGTAAAGGTTTTAATTTTAAGTATTTTTCTTTTGATGAGGATCTATCAAAAGGAATCGAGTTTGTCATTCCCAACCTTTCCAAAGAAGGATACCATTCTCAAACCCTTTGGATATACCACCCTGGTGTAGAAGCAGC